CCATCACCAATTTCATTTAGCGGATATGGTGGAGGAATATATTTTTTAGTGTATAAGATTTCTAATGGAGGGGTTCAACCTACTTGGAGACCAGGACAAACTGCGAGTAGTAATTTGGGGGAAAGACAAATATACGGATTCACTGAAAGTTTAACCACAAACACATATACATTAATTGCGGTAAGATATAACAACAGCGCTGCTAACTATATGGTGTTTAGTGGTTTAACAACATTTGATAATCCATATTCTAATACAATCAACACATTACAGAGTTCATCTACAACAACAACAGGTAATGGTGCTGGATTTATTTTACACACAGTAGATGCTTAAAAATATGGATATACTCTTCATACTAATAGATGATAAACTTGATGCCCATTATATCGTAAGCGAATATGTTGATAATAAGGAAGAACCAATTAAATAATTTAATAGCGACTGTGTCTATGAATAAGACACTTGCCAACCCTTACTATCTTTTTTCGTTCCAACATATAGCGTCAAAAGAGAGAATATCATTCATTCCTGAAGTCATCACGAGTAATGTTCGTTATGATAAGTTTAGATTTAAGGAAGGTGGTAATGTGAATCTACAATCATCACCTCCTGAAGTATGGTTTGGAAACTACTTGGGACAGTATTACTATTCCATCTACGAACAATTATCTCCAACCAATACCGATATCGATTTAACATATAACAAATTAGAGAGTGGTAGAGCGTGGGTGATAGTAGGTGATGATAACACCCAAGAGTGTTTCTTTGAGCCTTATATCTCTAATGATGAGGACTTCGCACAGGTTATCTATGTTAGTGAAGAGGAACAATTCTGTATATCAGGTGATACAACGCCAGTATGTCCTTCAGGATTGACTGGTTCTTGTCCTACCTACATTACAAGGTATTCTCCACTCAATAGTATCTACTATAAGGATACAGGAACAACAGCATCATTCTTATCAAGTTTAGATACTTGTGCTCCAGTTCAAGTTGCGTTTGATGATACAAGAATGTTTATGGTAGATGGTTGTTCTAATTATTACCAATACAATTATACAATCACATCGGGTGGTTGTTTTAATTTAACATTTGTGAATAAATGGGATGTGTGGGAGAGTTCAGGAACAACACCAAACGCTTCTTACTCATTAGGTATTTATGACTCAAATAATCTCATCATCGGTGAGAGTGCTTCATTCGTAGAACAAACAGGTTCAACATTATATCTCTATAATTTAACCACATCAGGTTTAACCAAGTGGTTAGAAATAGGTAATAGTGCTCAAGTGTATAACATCTATTATAACACAGGTAATACACAAACAGTTCTTACTTATGGTTCAGCATCAGGTGGAACAGGATACTATCAATTATATTCAGGTTCTACTAATCCACAACTTATAGGAGAAATCCCTATCACAATCAGTATAGGTGGTTCGACTATGTATTTTAGTGGTAATACAGCAATTGCTGTAAATGTTGCTGGTCTTCAGTTCCCATTAGATTTTGTGAATGGAACTATGTATCTGTGGGAAAACTCAAGTGGTATTCCTATCAACTATGTAGATTTTGGTGATGGATTTGATTATTTATCAAACATATCACAACCTGCTTCTTGTTATACCTTTGATATACCATATATCCCACCAATACCTCCAACCCCGAGCATCACACCTACGATGACTCCCACACCGACCACAACAATCACTCCTACCATCACACCTACGATGACTCCTACGCCGAGTTCAACTCCATCAGCCCCACAAACACCACAGACATTAGGTGCTACTTGGTGGATTGACTTTACGGATGCTTCAACACTTGTTCTAAATGGTTCTATTATAGATACAGCATACGATAAGATTGCTAATATTCCATTTACAGCAACAACAGGACAAGGCCCATTCTATAATTCTACAGGTTATTTAGGTATATCAGGAACAGCACAATCAAACGCTGCTCAACTTCGTAATTCAAGTGGTGAATATACACAGATAGGAGATTATACTTGGTTTGTTCGTATTTATGATGACCCGTCAGCACAAAGGGGAGGTAAGATAATTGTAGGAGCAGCAAATCCTGGATGGCCTATAGGTTTGGAGAACTTGCTAATGATTGATAATAATAGCAATCCTTATCCTCCAGGGCCAGTATGGATATTCCAAAATGACGGAGTAATTATTGATGGTAATATATCATTCTCAACTTGGACTGATATTGCTATGAGAGCATATCACACAGGTTCAACACTTACTTTGGAAGTATGGGAAAATGGTTCTATAACATATACTAATTCTGTTAGTATAGGTTCTCCAATAATTATCGCTGATGAAATCTTTAGTTTGATGTTTGATGGGGGTATTGATTTTGCTACAGAGCAATTCTTCTTCAATAGAGCGTTGAATACAGGTGAGATGGCACAGATGTTTAACTACCTAACAAACAAGTATTGATGTGGATAAAATGAAAAAAAGTGATATTTATTAGTAATGAGCGACAAAAACAAAACAGGATTACATATACAGGAGTTTAATGCTGCGTATGTTCCTCAATTCCAAGAGGTAATTAAAAACAAGCCTTGGGTGTTCTACGGAGACGATAATATGTTCCCGAATCACCTACTTACAAACTATCAATATTCCCCAATCACTCGTGCTTGTGCTAATGCTACTATGTATGGTGTAAAGGGTAAAGACCTTATTGTTAAAGAGGGAGACCCTAATGCTATTGGAATGGCAAACAGGAGTGAGACCTTATATGAGGTTTATGAGAAATGTGTTGTTGATAGAGTTATTTTCGGTGGTTTCGCATTAAATATCGTAAAGTCAAATGACGGAGGTATTGCTGAAATCTACCATACTGACTTCTCAAGATTGAGAGCAGGTAAAGAGGATATGTTTGGTAATGTGGATACTTATTTCTATTCTGTAGATTGGAAGGGAACACAAATCAATCCTCAAAAATGGAAACCTGTTGAATTACCAGCCTTTAATATGGTTAGTGAAGACGCACCGAGTATGATTTATTATGTAAAGAAATACCAACCGATGATGTCTTATTATCCAGCGCCAGATTGGATAGCAAGTTTGACGACCAGTCAATTAGATATAGAGATAAGAAACTTCCACTTGAATAACACACAGAACTCTATGATGCCGAGTATGTCTGTGAGTTTCACTAATGGTGTCCCGAGTGAAGAGGAACGCGATATTTTGATGCGTCAATTAGAATCGAAATACACCTCTACGAATAACGCGGGTAAGATTTTCTTGTTCTTTAGTGAAAACCCTGAAACTGCCCCTATTATTTCCCCAATACCGAACAACGCAAGTGATGCTTGGTATTCCAATATGGCACCGCAGATAGACCAAACTTGTCTTTCGGCGTGGGGTATAAGTTCCCCGATGTTATTGGGCATAAAATCTGCGGGACAATTAGGCGGTAGAACAGAAATGTTGGATGCTTACAATCTATTCTTACAGACAAGAATTATTCCTATTCAAGAGGAAATGTTAAAGACATTTGAGAAAATCCTGTTCTTAAAAAATAAACAAGTAATCAAATTGGGTATTGAGCAAAACCAAATCTTACCAGACGAAGTTCAAGAACAAATTGATATAGCAAAAGGAATATAACGATGGCAACAGTATTACTAATTTCGGAGACAAAACTCAAAGCGTATTCAACGCTAAATCAGAATATCGATATGAGTTTATTAGTTAGCACAATCTATTTATCACAGGAACTCGGTTTGCAGACGCTCATAGGAACAAAAGGCTACGACTACTATATGGAGTTGGTAAAGTCAGTTCAATTATCAGGTGGGACTATGTCTCAACCAGATAGAATTATGTTAGATGATTACATCGCTCCATATTTAATCCACAGAGCCTATTATGAGGCGATGCCTGAAGTTTTTGCTCGTAAGATGAATAAAGCCATCACGATAGGTAATACAGAACAAGGAACATCAATAGACATTAAAGGTATGTCTTATTTAAGAGATATTGAGATGGGTAGATATCAATTCTACGCACAAAGATTATTAGATAGAGTCCAAGCGTTTCCAAGCGATTATCCCTGGTTCTATTCCTATACGGATAAAGATGGTATGCCATCAACAAGCCAAACTTACTTCGCAGGAATACACTTTGGGCCTGGTATGAGAAGACCACCAAGAAGAAATGATTGGTATAGAAACTTACCTTACTATCAAGGCCCCGAGTATGATGCTTGTGTAAATTGCAACTAATATGAACGAAACAATACTACTCTTTTTATCTAACGCTTTAACAGGTTTTGCTGGTTGGTTTGTAGGTCGTAAAAGACAACAAGCCGATACAGACAACGCTATACTAAAAAATATGGAACTTGTAATCTCAAGTTATAAAGTTTTAATTGATGACTTGAAAATAGAGATACAGAACTTGAATATCAAGATACAGGATTTAGAAAAGAAGGTAGATGAACTACACGATGAAAATATTAAATTAAAGAAAAACTCCCTATAATATGCCAATCAAACCTGAATCAAACGAAACAGAACAAGATTTTATATCAAGATGTATGAGTGTTGAAAAAGATGCTCTACCACAAGAAGACCAAAGATTAGCCGTGTGTTATTCCTATTGGGATAAGATGTCCTCAACAGAAGACATTACAGACAATATAGACGATGCTGAAACAGAAGTAGCACAAGGGTTCAACTACGCAACAAAAGAGAGTGAGGAGTTTGCTACACTACCTACCACCGATTGTATGGAGAAACACCAGTCAGCAGGATACACAGAGAAATATGCTAAAGATGCTTGTTCTTCAAGAAAACCTAATGACGGACAACAAGGAGGAGTAGTTGGTATGAGTGCCGAGTTCGGTAGAACCAAGTTTGAGTATCCAGCAAAACCGAAAGAGGACTTAAACTCATTTATGGGAAGATGTATGGGTGATGATATGGTGAGAGAAAAGAAGAAAGACAGAGGTGTTCGTGCTGGTTTCTGCTACGGACAATACCAACAAAGATATATTGCTTCATTAGCGAAGGGTTGGAAATAGTGTTTATTTCTATTTTGAGACCCCTTCCTTGACTTGTAATTCAATTTTGATACAATTACCTTATGAATGAATTAGAACCCGTAGAAAAGAAGATATGCCGTGCTTGTGGTTTTGCTAAAAGATTAAAGAGTTTCCAAACCTTGAAGAGTGGAAATAAAGCGGGTGTGTGTAATGTTTGTAAATCACAAGGTAAGAGGATTCCAAGAGAATCTAAACCATCTCGTATTCCAAAGAACATAGAACTACAATTTGGATTTATCCGTAAAGAAGATTATGTTGAGATGTATAACGCTATGGAAATGATGGGATATAATTTATCTCAAGACCTTCACGAACAATTCTGTAGAAAATATGGACTTACTCCCAATAGTCCCAAACAAACCTTCAAGAATCATTATTCACAAGAAGATTGTGGTTTAATTTGATACTTTTGATTTTTTCCTTATATTTATTGTAATCCCTCATCACACTACGGATATTAAAGAAATTATTGAGACCCTTGTTGAGTAAGTTGTGAAGTGATGAGCACGACTGAAAGACAAGGGTTTCTTTTTATCATTATGGAAAAGCAAAGAATGCTATTATTACCGAAGTCATTTATAGAATCTTACTTACAAGATTTAGACGACGAAGACAGATTAGAAATTATGTCTGTAATTTTCAACTGGTATATGCAAGTAGAACCAGTATCAATCAAAAGTAAATTAGTTAAAGTATTGTTTAACAATTTATTACCCATCCTTGAAGGTCATAAGTTAAACTATCAAAATGGGTCAAAAGGAGGTGCTCCCAAAGGAAATAACAACGCAAAAAAAACAACTACAAAAACAACTGAAACAACCCCCCTTGTTTTAGAAAACAACCACCAAACAACCCCCGTTGAAAATATAAACAACCCTAAAGAGAAAGAGAAGGATAAAGAGAAAGAGAAGGATAAAGAGAATAATAAAGATATAGATAACGATATAGATATGTTTTCACCATTAGCACAAAAATTAGCAGACCAATACTTGAAATATGGATAACAACCAAATACTGGCAATACAGATATTCATAGGTTATTTTATAGCACTTATGATTTTCAGAAAGAGAAGAAGAAATTGACTTTTTAACAATTTTAGATATTTATTAGTAATGAAAGGAAAAGAACATAAGATTTTAGATTGTAAGTTGATTAAAGTTGAGAAACTATACAATCAAGTTAAACCTCATAAGTTATTCTATAATCTAATTCTTGAAGGTATAGATGAACCATTACTTATTGAGACAGAAGAATCAATAGAGCCAGGCCTAATAGGTCGAAAAATTAAATACAAACTCAACGAAGAGAACGAAGTTAAGGACTTTGAGTTTTGTTAAAGTTATAGGGAGGGGGTTTTTTACAATTCTAATTGTGCTTCCATTATCCATTATTCTATTTTGACCTCCTCCCTCTTTTAAGTATATGTTAGAAAAACAATCTTTAACTCCCTTATTGGAAAGTATTATACAAGACAATCCAAGTTATAAGTTTCCTGTTGAAACTATTACAAAGGAATTGACTGGTATGTTTATCGAACCTATGGAGTTTGATTACTTTTCAGTCCAAGCATATAGGAAACTTAAAAGAGAATACGGAGATACGATTGCACATATCTTTTTAACTACTATGGATATGAAATTGAAACTCAAGGAAAGAGATATCTATTCCCTTTCAACGAGTGAATATCATTCAGAAATGGAAACCTTTTTACTTACATTAGAAAATCTATTTATCACCAAGATTGAAAAGAATACCCCTGATGGTGAGATGATGTCTGCTATGGCATAATACAATATGTTCCACGAGGAACATAATTTTTTTTCTTTTTTTTATTGTTGGACTTGACTTTGTTAAGGTTGAGATTATATTTATATGTATAAAACAATTAGAAATGAAAAAGAATAAACAAAAGAACTTTATTATCGTTAGAGTAATGGAAAATGGTAAATGTATTCACGCTCACGAAATCACAAACCTCTATGGTGAGTTAGCAAAATATACCAAGAGTTCATATCCAAATGAGGCTGGTGGTTATACAACCATAGTAGAAATCCCTGTAAATCCTATCCAACTATGAAAACATACTACATCACAAACGAGCAGTTCGATTTAATGACTGAAGAGCAATTAGACGCTCTGAATTGGGAATACTACATCAGAAGATTAGAATATGAAAG